AACAAATTAAAAGAATTAGCAGCATATTTCAATGTTAATCGACGGGTTGGACATACGACCAGAATGTTAAATGGGGCATTTTCTATTTCTAAAAATGGATATGATGCTACGTGTATAGTATTAACTCACAGTTCGGATTTTTCTAACTACTTAAATAAAGGAACAATAAACGGAAACTTAGACAAATCATATACCGCAATTCCGTTTACAAGTAGAAACTATGATAGAGTATTGAGGGGGCATCGCTCCCCATTATTAATTGATAATGCATTATTACAGAGCCTATTTTCGGAAGCTGTCGACGAATTGCAAATACTGTCAACGGATGTTAATCGATATAAACAAGACAATATTACCTTAAATCAGTTTAATAAGAAGTTAGAAGATGAAAAGAAAGAATTGGCTCAAGTTATAACAAAATTAAAATGTGAGTTATTGGATTATCAAGAAGATGATGTTAAATCGACTACGAAATCATTCATATCACCGATTGATATTTTAATAGAAAATAAAGAAGTGAAGTCGATTGAGGTTAAAATTGAGTATCACGAATGAAAATATCATACCTAATAACTTGCTGTAATGAAAAGGATACACTAAAACGTCTATTGGAAGTTATTGGAACTCTTGTTAAGAATAGTGACGATGAAGTTGTTGTCGTAATTGACTCTGATGTAAAAGATAATATGGAGACAACCCAATTATTAGCAGATTTCGCTGGACAGATGCCATATGAAATAGTAGAGAAAAAAACATGTAAAATAATAATGCATGGACTGAATAATGATTATGGGTCTCATAAAAATTTTGGGGTGGAGAAGTGTTCGGGAGATTGGATTATACAATTAGATGGTGATGAGATGCCACCAACAAGTCTTACGGGCGAAAATTTACACACTCTAATAGAAAGTAATCCTACAGTTGAAGCATATGCAGTTCCTAGAATTAATGATTTTAGAGGAGTCACGGAAGAACATGCCAAGCCATGGGGGTGGAGATTAACAATATCAACGACTCTCAATCGTCCAATTGTTAATTTTCCGGATTATCAGTTGCGATTATTTAAAAATATTCCAGCTATTAGATTTAAGAAGAGATTGCACGAGAGGATAGATGGATTTAAGACTTTTGCGACACTTCCGGCTGATGAAGAATATGCGATATATCATGATAAAACCATAGAAGCCCAAATTTCTACGAATATTCGGTATAATAAAGAATTTACAAAAAACGAAAATTTAGGGAATGGATAATGAAACCCAGAAAACTTTTAATATCTATATTAAATTATGGAAATCATCAATCGTCATATTTAAAAATGATAGAGGATGAATTCCGTAATTATAAAGAATTTGAAGTAACAATACTTCATGGAGAGACTAAGCTTTCGCATAGAACCGATTTATATAATAAAATAGAAGAATATGATTTATTCTTATATGTTGAGAATGATATTCGTATAAAAGAAGATGCTATATTGGCATATCTCAAATATGATTGGGAAATCCCAATCAATAATTGTATTGGCTTCATACGATATGAAAATAGACCGAATAGTGATATTAAATACATTCCCGACCAAAATCCAAACCTAGCTAGAGGATGTGAGATAATAGAGAATATATTGGAAATAAATGGTAAAAAATATTTCACACTTTTAAATGTTCATCAGGGATGTTGGTTATTGACACGAAAAAAATTAAAAGAAGCTGCAAAATCATTAAATTTCTATTCGCTCCCACACCCTGCCAAGTTGGAATGTGCGGCGAGTGGTCTTTTTTCGAACTGGCAAAACTGGGGAGGAACGGTAAGGCCAATATTTCCAATAGACCCCCCAAGACTTAGAAAAATTGCTGATACACCATCTACCAAACAAATATTGTAACAGGCCGGAGCCAGAATGGACATCAAATTTAATGACCTTTGACCGACTGAAGCAAGAATTATCGCATAGAATATGAACATACAAAACTCAACCCTTGATACCTTAGATTTGTCGCTACTATCAAACTGTGTCGTGGAAGACGAATTTAGAAAATACTTCCTAGACATTAGTGGTAAGGAGCATTATAGACTATTGGCATATTTAAGCACATTATATTCAAACTCTACCTTATTGGACATAGGAACGTATAAAGGATGCTCTGCGCTGGCATTAGCATACAATCCATCTAATACCGTCCTATCATTCGACATAAAGAACAATCGAACTATAACAAACCAGCCGCCCAATATACAATTTAATATCGCCGATATTCTAGACAAGTCATATAACGATACAATTTTAAAATCACTTGTAATATTACTCGACACCTTTCACGATGGAACATTTGAACATCAATTTATGAATCATTTACATTCGATTGGATGGACGGGAACATTAGTATTGGATGATATTTTCTTAAATCCACAAATGACATCATTTTGGAACTCGATTATAAATCAAAAGGAAGATGTCACTAAAATTGGACATTTTTCGGGAACTGGAATAGTTACCATATCATGAACGAAAAATTTTTAATAGTTAATGGAGTCATAGCGGCACAAACTCCGCTTGTAGTGGTTCCATTCAAAAAAATATTACCTATGTTTGATGTAATTATAGAAATAGGATATAACCGAGGAGCATTTTCCCAGTGGATATTTGACAATAAAAAAGAAGCCGCTCAACTATATTGTTATGATATATCAGACCAATTTAGAGAAATAAAAAACTCAAACATAAATTTTATAGTTGGTGATTGTTTTTCACCAACAATATTAACTAACATATCAAATCAAATCAAACGTGGAAGATGTTTGATATTATGTGATGGTGGCAATAAAGAAAAAGAATTTGAAATATACTCCAACATGATGAAAGTTAATGATGTTATCATGTGTCATGATTATAGCCATTCTCCAGAAATATACAATTCCACAAAATATAAATCAAATTGGCCAAGTGCTAGTGAGTCCCATCGCCACAACATTCAATCAAGCATAATAAATAATAATCTCCAAGAATTTGGATATGAAGAATTTTATAACGTTTTTTGGGGTTCATTTATAAAAATATGAAGATAGCAACTATAATAAATTACTGCACCAACGACCATCGGTTTATAAATACGTGTATATCACAAGCCAGATTATTTAGTGAACAGGTGATAGTTCCAATATCATCTCACTTTTATAACGGACAGCTAGAAAACCAAGAATTATTGGAAAAGACATACTCAAATAAGAATGTAGATTTTATAAATTATACATGGAATTCGTCCAAACCTTCCAGATACTGGCACAATTACTCCAGAATGATAGGATATCAGAATATTAAATCTGATATTGATTGGGTATTATATCTGGATGCAGATGAGATTGTGGAATATGATGAATTTAGCAAGTTTATAAGTTCGGGACACATTAATACCCACGACAGCTTTGATTTACTATGTTATTGGTATTTTCGAGATGCTACATATAGAGCAACGTCATTTGAGTCGGCAGGGACGTTGGTTAGACGTGAACTTGGAAATATAAATCCAGACAGCAATTCCGAGAGAGGTCAATTATTGAGAGGTAGGTATTGGCAACATGCAAGTATAAATAATGTTCCAATCATCCATCATTATAGTTGGGTAAGAACAAAAGAAGAAATGTTAAGTAAGGTAAAATCATGGGGTCATAATCAAGATAATATTGATTGGGTATCTCTAGTGGAACACGAGTTCTCACATCCATTTAACAGAACCGATTTTGTTCATCATTATGGATATGATATAGTGGAAAACAAATTTAATATATGAACATACTAATTAAAACAACTGGATTTATCGGAGATATATTATTTGCATCATCAGTTGCCGAAGTTTTATGTCGAGAATTATCTCTCGGATATTCCGGAATTGATTTTTTAATTGGATTTCCACAGCCATATGAGTTATTAAAACTAAACCCTTTTATTGGTGAAGTTTATTTATCCGATAAATTTGGACCATATCCAATATCCAATATAGAAAAAAATTATGATGTAGTTTATACTATGCCACATGTGAATCAAAATGAGGTTCCAACTATTCAATTTCAATCCGCATGCAATGTCAAATCTCCAACTAATAATTTCAAAATATACACCAATAAAAACATAGATTCTATAGTAAGAATTCAAATTGACAATTTAAAATCTAACACCAATAAAAAAGTAATTGGTTATGTTGCAAATTGGAAGCAGTCTACCGTAGAATATACTCCAGAACAATTTAAGTCCGGAATTGTATTTCCAAATATATTTAATCATGCTCATATAAATACAAGAAATGTTGATTTTATATTATCGGAGTTATCAAAAGAGTTCATACTTATTCCATTGGGATTTGAGCAATCCGTTAGTCAGTATGACTTGGGATTTGAGTCGTGTTCTCTATATTCTTATACTGCATCACTAATCAAAAACTGTGACGTTATAATTGGTCAAGAAGGTGGATTAACTAACTTGGCGGCGGGAATTGGAACTAAATGCATAATAACAACCGATTTCATGAATTATTTATATGGAAAATTTGGAAGAATGAAACAATTCAACGATGTAAAATTAGGACCTTCTAATATATGTCCCGATGGTAGACATATTCATGCTGACCCATATATTTCAGATAAAGAACTATTAAATTTAATAATTAACAATGTATAATTTATTTATATTAGGATATAACGCTGCTTGGTTTCAAGATAAACATCTTGATTTGTCTTTATTTCCAAACACTAAATTCTATATTATAGACAATGGCCAGCAAACATATCCGGAAAGATTAAAATCATTGGTTTACTACACAACCACAAAGAATATAGGATGTTCGGGCGGGTGGAATTTGATTTGTAAGATTGGATTTGAGCATCTTGGACTTGAAAAGATAATAATATCCAATGAAGATAATCTATATTCCGAGGAATATTTGGAAGCATTATATAATCAATGCACACCCACCAACATAGCCGGAACTTATGACAAAGCATTTGAATTTTCATTATTCTGTATTCATAAAGACACATATGAAAAAATAGGGAGATTTGATGAAAATTTCTTACGAGGTTGTTGTGAGGATGAAGATTATAAGTATAGATGTAAAATGAATGGCGTGACCGTATCATGCCTCGGAATACCGTCGAATCTTAATTATAATCTGGCGGCGGGGGATAGAATACCGGAATATCAGAAGAAGAATATTCAATATCTAAAAGAAAAATGGGGAAATTTCACATATACAAATCCATTTAATAGTCCAACCATAGATAAAAATATGAAAGTAACGGATGGCATATCTACGATTGATTGTATATCTCGTGATATGGAAATAGAGTTCAATGGCGGAACTGGGAAATTCCCCAGTGAATTTCAGTATAAAAACTTTACAAAATTGAAAAATGATATAAAATAACGATATGACCATCTATTACAGAATATCTAACAATTCATTTAAAAAGAACCGACTTCCACACGCAACGAAGGAACATTGTCTTGATAACTTTCTATCTGTTTTTGGTAAATACAATATAAATTTGGTGGCCGATAATGTTACAGAACCAACACTTCGTGAATTTATAAATTCAAAACAATCAGATAAATTTAAAATAGAAAATACCACCCTTGGGAACGGACAATGTTTCAAATATTGTCTGCATCGGGCATGTAATGAATTAAATTCCGGACAGGTATATTTCGTGGAAGATGATTACTTACACTTACCAAATAGTGACATAAAAATCAAAGAAGCATTAACCATTTCAGATTATTGCACTGGATTTGACCATTATGATAAATATATAAATTCGGATGAGGGCGGCAATCCCGAAATTCGAGATGGTGGTGAAATTACGAGAGTTATATTAACCAATTCATCTCATTGGAAACTATCTAACAGCACAACATGCACATTCGCTGTCAATGTAAATATACTGAAAGAAGATTTAAGTATATGGAATAAATATTTATATGACTCATATCCCAAAGATTATGCCGCATTTTGTGAACTAATAAAAATAAAAGGTAGAAGTTTATTAAGTTCTATTCCAGGGTTTTCAACCCATACGGAACTTCCGTGGCTATCGCCATTAATATCATGGGATAAGATATAAAATATTCCGTCGTTTTATGTTTCGACACTATATTTATATAGTATATGAATAATACAACAAATAAAAATTTATGGGAAGAAAAAAGCTTAATCGAACCAGAGAAGAACTCATTGAACAAAAGCGTGTCCGAGACGCCCGATACTATGTCAAACACGGAAAACGAATTAAAAAAGAACGAATGCGAAAATACTGGAAAAAATGGACAAAAAAGTGTCCTGATTGTGGGAGAGAACAAATTTATACGAATAAATATCATTTAAAAAATGCTATAGAGAAGACCAGTTTAAAATCGAAGGATGTTATACGTATGAATAACATTATAAAAAATTTAAACTGTAGATTTTTTAGATATAATGAACGGAAAAATGAATTGTTGGAATATAAACTTAATGATGGGGATTGTAAAGTTTATTGATATTTATTAATATAGATGAAAGGATATAATATGAAATCATCATTAAAAACGATAGCGGTATGTTTGGATAAAGATAATACGACGGAGCACGTAGTTGATAAGGATATATTTCCCGACCCATTTTTAGAAGCTGTAACACGGGCAGTTGAATTGGGGGTTAATAACAAGCATATTTTGGTAAATATCAGACCAATCGCAACCTGTTGGGAAGTAAAATCTCCCAAAAAACAATACTCATATAACTCATACTTGCCAATCGTAAACGCCGGATTTCATGTTAAAGCCGAGTTGTTAAGGGAAAAGTTTAAAGCACAGTATGATATTGATTTAGCCACTCAACCAATCGGTGGCTGCTCAAACTGATTTAACTATATCATGGAACCAGTCGTTACACATAGCATATCAATGCCAGAAAGTAGTCCTGCCCTAACCTATGAAACGGTTGGAGTGGAGCGGTTATTGTCTATCGCTCTTAGACGACTTGAACAATTGGAAGAAGAAGTTAAAGACCTTAAAACCAATAAAATAATTGAAGAGACTCAATTGGATAGGACTATATTGGATGATAATGGTCTGTTACCTCCACCGGTCAGAAAAACAAAGAGGGGACGTGGGTATCGTCCACTATTACAATCTGAAATAGAAGATGCTCAGGAGAAAGCGGATACCGCAATGGGAGCGGCAAGAATATTGGGAGTATCATATCCACTATTTCGAAAATATGCCAGGCGATATGGCATTCATAAAATAAACCGCTCGGCTACCAGAAAGCCAAATTTATATTCTCCGGAAAAAGGAAAATACCCCATCAGTGAAATATTAGACAATAAACACCCTCACCTGAATGATTATATAATAAAAGACAAACTTATCCGGTTTAATATATTAGAACCGAAATGTAATATTTGTGGGTATGATAAACGCCGGGTTGTTGATAATAAGATATGTTTGCTGTTAGACCATAAAGATGGAGATAGGAAAAATAGTAAATTGGAAAATTTGCAGTTATTATGCCTGAACTGCACCTTCGAATGTGGACGTGGATATATTAGAACTGGAAAGAAGTTATTTGACCCCGACTGGATGCAAGGCCAGCAAACGCATAATATAAGACCTGATAGCAGATATTAAACAATTATATTTCCGATTATACATGTAGTGACTTATATTTATTAATATATGAGCGTTCAACCTATACATTTATTAAATAAGATGGGAGTTCTTAGTAGCTTTAGTGTCGCCAAGAAAATTACTGAAGATTACATCGCTAAATATTTTAAAAAACAAAAGAAGGCTGGTCGGACTGACGAGGAGATAAAGAGATTATTCATTCAGAGAGTTGAGAAAGATATTCTAACCGCAATGCATAATTATTCAATACCAGGACTTTTAAAAGATGGTGGCCAATTTGATAGCAAAAATACATCAAATTTACCCAAAGATATCCGCTTGCCAGAAATAAATAAATTAATTGTATTTATGGCTCATGGGATAATGGGTCAAAAATTAGATACTATGACATTATGCTATATAATAAATAGTCTAGTCAATCTTTTAAATCTATCCGAAGAAGACTTTGAAAAATTTCATGGGTTGCGTGATGATAGTGGTGATGCGGGTGAAAGCGATGGTGAAGGTGATGAAATATGATTAAAAATAGTTGACATTTAGATTTAATACTATATAATAAGTTACAATATGAGCAATAATATCGCACTAATAACTGGAGCCAACGGAATGGATTGTAAGACTTTAACCCACTTACTTTTAAGTAAGGGATATAAAGTAATCCTAACATATAGGAGAAATACATTTTTTACGGAACATTCATTAAAATCTATATTTAATGAAGATTTAATACAATACCCAACCTCCGAATTATATTTTGAAATTTGTGATATTTCATGTCAAAGTAGTGTGAATGAATGTATAAAATCAACCTTAAAAAAACATTCTAGGATTGACGAGTTATATCTTCTGGCGGCGAATTCCCATGTTGGAGAGTCTTTTAAAAATAAAGAACTGAGTATCCAAACTAATGGGCAAAGCGTTTATTATTTTTTAGAGTGTTTGAAAAATAATAGTCCAAAGACGAGGACTTATTTTGCCGGAACTAGTGAATTGGTGGGTGGAATATACGAAGGAACTTTTAATGAGGAATGTGTGTGGCATCCACGCTCCCCATACGCCATTGGGAAAGAACTTGGGGCAAGATGGATTGATATGTATAAAGAGGCGACGGACAGTAATTTGTTTTGTTGTTATGGGATTTTATTTAATCATAGCAACACATATCGAAGTAAAGATTTTGTGGTTAGGAAAATTACCAATACAGCGGCAAAAATAGCAACTGGAAAAGCAACTGAGTTGAAGCTTGGACATTTGAATTGGGGAAGAGACGAACATTTCAGTGATTTTGGATGTGAGGCAATGTGGAAAATGTTGCAGCAAGATATGCCGGAGAATTATGTGGTTGGGAATGGAGAAACTCATTGGGGAGAGGAGTATGTCCAAATAGCATTTGAGTATTTTAATTTGGACTGGAAAAAATATATAAAATTTGATACTAATTTATTACGTCCAAACGAAGTAGTTCGGCTCATGGCCGACTCTTCCAAGGCTCAAAATAAATTAGGATGGAGGCCAAATAGAATTCCATTTAAAGAACATATTAACTTGATGTGTAAATATGATTATGAACTGGAAAGTGGACTAACTCCAATTAGACCCGACGTATTTAAATTATATCCATAAACAAAAAATCCCCGCTTTAAGCGGGGATTTGTTTTTAATGTTTATGGGTCATGAACAAATGCCAGTCCTGGTGGCGAGCTTTCCGCACTGTATTTGATATCGGAATTGGCCGTGGGTGGTAGGGATTTACAAATAATCGAAGGCCCGCCTCCTCTACCGTTTTATTGCCTTTTCTATTATTGATAGCTTTTGTGGTTAAAATTGTGTTGTCGTAGGTATCGGTCCCACCTCTACTTAATGGATTGACGTGCTCGATGGTCGCCTCGGACAAATCTATTTCTAGTCCCGTAAATCCATCCGTAAATCCATCACGAAGTCCCAAACCTTCCTTCGACGGTTTCCCTTCGAATTTTTTAAATCTAACCTTACTATAATTTTTAGTAACTACCACCGTAGGAATTCTGATATTTAGATTCTTCGAGTGAATTACCATATCCCACGGTCTTATCGGAAGACATGCCCACACGTCCCAATCAACTGGATTAAAATAATCTAATTCGTTTGTGGGATTTCCATATTCATCAAGCTTATAGTTTATATCAAGTGCTTTAACAGTCCCCGAAACCAAGTCACATATTGTGCGGCCTACCGGTGCAATATCAGTAACGATAAAGTTGGAGTTAAGTTTAAGCACTGTTGACCTATTTACAATGTTTTTCATAATTTTATATAGTATACCGACTATTTATAAAAAGTCAAATATTTTTTCATTATTTCGTTACTATTTTCGTTTCTGCTTATATTTATAATATGAAAGGTTACGATAAACATTATGGGAAGAAAAAAATTAAATCGAACGAAAGAAGAAATCAATGAACGAAACAACATTAAAAGAATGCGATACTACTGGAAACACGCCAAACAAGAAAGAGTCAACGCCCTTAAACGATATTACAAACGTAAAAGAAAAGATAAGCGGAATATACAAGATAATAAATAAGGTTAATGGGAAATATTATGTTGGTAGTTCTACTAATTTAGGTTTCAATCTGAAGTCAATAAAGACTTCGGAACGATTAAAGCATAACAATATCAAGGGATTTTATTGGAATGCTTTAGGTAAGGAACCTATAGTTCCTCATGTTCAGAAAAACTAAGTATATTTTTCAATATAATTAGTAACTATGTAGTGGAGAATACTCTCACACTCATGGTCTACATTTCAAATTTAAGGTTTAATCTTAACTTCTTGTAGTTGTTTTGGAAGGAATTGTTGATTAACATGTCCTGCCTCACTGCATACAAACGTGGTTACTGGCATGAAGCCCGGTTTGCCAGTTCCTGATAATAGTCCAGATACAGAACGTAAAATAACTGCTTCTTGGAACGCTCCACACCCACAGACTTCACATGTAACGGCTCCGGTGAGGCTTATATCAAGTGGTGCTTGTGCTGTCGTTGGTTGATTTGTATTAATTAAAGGTGTATTCATATCTTAATAGTATATCAGAAATAAATAATTTGTAAACTTTTTTTATTTAAACTTTGAAGGTTTGAATCCCTTAATTTCATCCCAATTCACTCTAACTTTTTTAGGGTCTTCCACTCTTCGTTTGGAAAGCTTACCGTAGGTCTTTGTTGGTTGTTTAGCTGGCTGTTCACTCATGATTTTAACATTTTTTCCAGTTCATCTACATCTTCAAATCTAAATAACACCTGTGGATTATCAATTGAATATCCACAAGTATCTTGAACAAATCCAGACCCATCGCTATATAGATTCAATCTATACCAACGAGTAAACCTAAGACTTCCAGACTCATGTAATCGTGGTGCGTGTTTTTTCTCATATTTTATGAGGAGATTTAGTAGCTTTTTCATAATTTAGAAATGAATTTAACTTCGTCAAATCCCTCGGACTGCGATGGACGTTCATATCTCGAAATGAAACTTTGAATTACATGAGTTGGAACATTACGACCACCTCCGGAAGCACGTTTAGCATTTCTTTCAATTGCAGTTGCTTCTGAAACTTCAAAAACAACAGCAATAGCTTTGGCACTATATTTTTTAGCAATATTAATCCAGTCCTTGCGGGATTTTTTATACATATTCGTCGCATCGATAATTACCGACTTTCCATTTTTAAGAGCGTCTTCCATTCGTTCTCTTGCTAAAGAAAACGCACGACCAGATACCGCTTGGTTACTTTCGTCTCCTGAAAGTTCTCCACGAATAGTATCGGGGCAAATAAGAACAATATCCTTATTTCCAGCAATTACATTTTTAGCCCACGTCGATTTCCCGCCGCCGGGCGGAGATACCGTAACCCAAACAATTAATTCATTCATAATTTGAAGTATTGTATCAACTCCACGCTAAATGTCAAATAAAAAACGCCACTAAATTAATAGTGGCGTTTACGACCAAGCCTTAGATTAATTTAAGACTCCAATGACATTTTCAAGTTCAACCATATAATATGATTTATCATTTAACTTGATTTCTTTGCGGCTATAGGCTCCGATAAGAACGATATCACCAACCTCAACTCCTATAGGAATCTTCTTCCCGTTCAAATCTACCATTCCAGTTCCAATGGAGATTACCTTAGCTTCCCGCTCGGCATCCTCAGCATTGACTCGAATAATTGCACCTTTAGGTTGAACAATTTCAATCAATTCAACCAGAATACGATTTCCGAGTGGAGTAAGTGATTTCGCCATAATTAGTTTTTCTTGGCGAACTTTCGATTGTAAGTTCCACGGAAGCCCTTCAATGCCAAGATTGAATTCTTGTGGATTTTGACGTAGTTGGATGCCTTTACAGGTTTAACTGTAACGTAATGTTGAGAAACCGCCACAACATTAACTGTTCCCGTATAATTAGGCGTGGTCAATGAAACAAAGGTTCCGTAAGTGTTATTAACAATGTTGTTAATCCGACGATATTGTGTAGTATTATTCATAGGTAGTTAGTATATCAGATTTTAATTATTTGTCAAGGATTTTCTTTGCCGACTCCAATACTGATATAATATTTTGTTTTCCCATATAGTTTATCTTACTAAATTCCAACTAAATGTCAACTAAAATTATTTCGTATTATTTTCGAGTTATTTATAAAGTCGTTTATATTTATAATATGAAAGGTTATAACAACTATTATGGGAAGAAAAAAATTTAGAACTGAACAGGAAAAACATGAACTTAAAAAACAATGGAGAATGCGATATTATTGGGAACACGCAGCCGAAGAACGCTCTGCCGCTCTCAAACGATATTATAAACGTAAAAGAAAAAATAAGCGGAATATACAAGATAATAAATAAAGTTAATGGAAAGTATTATGTTGGAAGTGCCAATAATATTACTGGTATTGGCGGTAGATGGAATATACATATAAATTCGCTGCGTAAGAATACCCATCATAATATATATTTACAGCGGGCTTGGAATAAACACGGTGAGAATGCGTTCGAATTTGTGATTGTTGAACTAGTAGATTTAATTAAGTTGCGTATAGTTGAGCAGACATATTTAGATAATCGAGATATAGATAAATGCTACAATATTAATCCGAATGCGACTGGTGGAGGATTGACAGGCGAATGTAAATTAAAAATGATAGCCTCTCTCAAATTATATTATAAAAACAATCCTAAGATATCTAAATTACAAACGCTGGGATGTCATACTCCATTAGGAACATCCCATCGCACCAGTTCATTAAATAAGTATTGGAAAAATAATGAACGTGCCAGAGAGATAGCACGTAAAAGAACTAATAATTATTTCAAATCTAAAGAAGTAAGAACACACCACGGAATTCAATTCAGAAGTCCGATAATACACCGGTTTCAAAATAAAATCTTAAATGTTATATTTGTAGGGACACAATACGATTTTAGAATGAAGTATAATTTATCAAGGGGCGTTTCCTCCGGATTGGTTACTGGTAGAATTAAAGTGTCAAATGGATGGACTATAATAAAATAGATTTATTATAACTTTCTATGTAAGAAATTATATTTTGTTTCCCCATATAATTCATGCTATGGACATAATATTCTGGATGTTTCGCTTTATGTTTAATACATATATCTATTAGAAATTTACATGCATGATAACCCGTCTTTTCTGGGATATTATTATAATTTATAGTTTTATCTGATTGGTCGGCACGATGGTATTCAGAGTAAGATTTTTCTCCTAAATCATGGTCGTAACTGATAATTTTCGGAATGCCGTGATTAGTAACACATTCGACAAATTCATTATAATTACGAACTATGACATATGGAACGAATGGTAATTCAATCCAATGTAATTTCTGAGGAATTCGATTTTCATCATCATCCAGGAAAAGAGCATATTCTCTAGGAATGTTATTTTTATTTTTACTATATAATATGTTCATAGTTCTGTATTTTTATAAAATCTAGGATGTCCTTCCTTTGCTTCATTATATCCACATGAATAATGCCATTTAATCAATCGAGCAATTAATACTTTGATACTTGGCATGTCATCCAACACAAATGCCCATCCACAATTAAATCTCCACCACGCAGTCAAATCTTTACCTTCGGGAGTGCATCCCATCATTTTAAGACATTCAAGATTCTTTTGAGTTGGTTTCATATATTGGCACTAATTTTTAAATTTTTTAGTCTATCTTCCTCAAATTTTATTCGTTCATCATATTTCCCATCAATATTAATTGGTCGGTAAATGTTAATTTCTTGTTCTGCATATTTTGCTATGTGATTATATAATTTACGGCGTTCCTCTATATTATCTGGCCATGTCCCACATCTAGAAAGAACATCCCACTCACTATCAATATTCCATTTACATTTGAGATGTTTACTCATATTTTTTAATTAATCCATTCTTCTCATAACACCATTGACATTGAACTTGGATTTGTTCTGGAAAGGCATATGTAGAATATTGACAATTATTTCCCACATACCAGCCACAAACACCATCACAGTTCGGGCAGATTGCCACTTTCAACAATTCAATTGCGGATTTTAAATCTTCATTCATCATCTTTACTATATTCTTCAAGTTGTTTATTATATATTGATACAATCTCTGGCTCCATCTCTTTTAAGAGAGATATAATTAAAGGAATATTTTTTCTTAAAGTTGGAATGTTATTCCATTTTTTAGTATTATCATATAAGGAGTCAAGTTCATTTAGAATATTATTCCAATGGTCGGTTTCATCGGAAAAATCATAATAAAATGGATTATATTCTTTAATTAGAAGTTTATCAAGTATGGATTTATATGATTTTTTGTTTGTATTCATAGCCTATTCTTTATTCTTGTTAAACCATTCGTCCAAAGTTAAGATTGATGGTTCATCATATTCTTTAGATTTAAGATATTTATCTCCCCAATCTCTCCAAACCGTAAATGAAGATGCTTCTAAATCGGGAATAGTTCCTAATTTAATATGATAATTAATTTTTGGCATCCACTCCCAATAACTATTCCATTTTTCTTTACTGGCATTTTGTTTAGGTTCGTTTTTCTTTTTATATATGGTTTCGGCTAATTCTTCTTTTTGAACTCGTTGCCATTCTTCATGTAAATCATATTCTGCCTTTTCTTTTGATTCATATTCAAATGGAATATTACAATCATATGAATATGAGCAGTGGTCGGTAATTTGATATGTTAAAACAAGTTTCAATTTTTTGGATATTCTGATGGTGGCATTGACTTATAATATTGTCTATTTTCTGGTTTAATTTTACTAAAATCAAACTTACAAGTGCAAAAACTTCGGCGTGTTAAATATTCTTCATGTGTGTAATTTCTTTATCCCATGATTGTTTTTGATATGCTATATTTAAGTCTTCAAGGGCATTTCGTTCCGTGATTAGTTGGTCAATCATTTTGTTTTTTTCTTTAACGATACAAAAGATACAAGTGCCAGACTCTATAAGACTTGGACTCCAACTCTTACCACATATGTTACATTTTTCTTTATACATACAATCACATACGGGACTACCACTACCCGAACAAATATTACATTCTTCATTTTTATCGGTCAATTCTTCCAATAAAGAGTTTAATTTAATATTTGATTTTTCTTCGGTAGACCCACGCTTATTATCATATGGTTCAAAACAATTTTCACCACTTTCTTTGAAATATGTATGAGATGCATTATAACATTCGATATGATATCTATTACTTTGGAAATCACATTCATATACACCAACATCTTTGGCGTGGAGTTCATTTATTAAAATAGATTCTCCACACCAGATACATTTATGTTCTTTTTTTGCGGTGGGTAATGTGGTTGATATAACTTGATATGACATATTATTATCCTTTAATTGATTTTTTAATATTGTCCTTGGCAACTTTATACATTTTATAGCATGATGGACAAAATAATTCTTTATATATCAGCATATTATTTATTAACGGATATATGCTAATAAGTTTCCAATATGGAGGAATACCATTGGTATTGGTTGTTATGTGATTGCCACATGAATCACATTGATATTTCCAAGTTGTAGATTGAGTAATCATATTATTCTAATGCGTGTTCTGCAATTGCTCTCATGTAATCTCTGGCTCCATTAGAACCATAGTCGCCTTCATAGGAAGTTTCATGTCCATTGATAAAATTACCCGTTCGAGGAAATTCACCGAACCATTTGGCAATCTTTTTTAATGCTGCTTCATATTTTCTATTTTTAATACTTAAATCAGCAATTAATTGCAATTGTTCTTGTTCTTTGGTATTCATAATATTGAAAGTATATCAGACGCATATAATAAGTCAACTAAAATTATTTGTTACTTTTTTGTTACTTTTCTAAAAGTCGATGATATGTATATAGTGTATGAACGATACCACAACAATAAACCAAAGTCAAGAGAAAGATGTTACATTATGGGAAGAATTAAAAAATACAACACAACTGAAGAAAAGCGAATTGCCAACAACTCCAAGCGAATGCGCTATTACGATAAACATAAAAGACTCGAAAGGAAACGAGCACTCGATAGATATTATAGGAATGTGGGGAGATTATTATAGAAAGAAGGTCGGCGTATATTTGATACATTGTCTGGGAAATAATAAAATCTATATTGGGTCGGCACTTAATTTATACATACGCATATATGACCATAGAAGATACCTTAGACTAAATACTCACCCAAATACATATTTGCAAAATTCATATAACAAGTATGGGATTGATATGTTTAGATTTTATATTATTTCGGAATGTCCGATACTAGAAAAGGACGATTTGGAAACTTGGTATATAAAAAAATATGACAAATTCGGAATATTATTCAACGTAATTAAAGAAGCTCGTGGATCGATGGGACGTAAAATGTCACAAGAAAGTAAAGATAAAATTTCACGAGCAAACACCGGAAAACCATCGAATAAACTAGGAGTTCCAATGTCTATAGAACAGAGGAAGTTATTGTCAATAATAAAAACTGATACAATTGGAAAACACATAAAAGTATTTACTTTAAATGGAGAATTTATCGAAACGATACGTGGAATTGGAAATACATATCGAAAGTATAATATTAGAAAACATATATTACAGCGAATATTAAGGGGTAAGATATATGGTAGTGATAATTATACTTTTAGATATGTCGAAGATGAGTTTGCAAAATATTCCTCAAAACTAAGACTATTGCAGCTAGAGCGGTCAGTTAAAATATATCAAACAATCACCACGACCGATTTTGATGTTAAGACACTGGCGCAGATGTTTGATTGTTCTGAAATAACCATTATACGACACATGGAGAAGTATATTTCTTCTATATATACCAAGATACAGTTATTTAGGAAAGCCAGTTCCTCTGAAGTTTGACGCTCAAGTCAAAACTACTATTATAAAGTGACACCGGATCTGTAAACACCAAAAATTTCGATAATATTTCAGGAGGATATAATGAAATATCCCATTTTTTAATTCTTGAAAGAAATGGGTGTAGGTTCGCACCAAATGCAATATCGTTCAATTCTACTATAGAGTCTACCCATTTTTCAAGAGCATCATACGCAATCGTCTTTGGATTTTTTTCTGCATATCCAACATTCATATGGGGAAGTAATACAAAATAATCAATTTTACCTTTATATTCATCATATAGTTTACTCAACGTATTTATCGACGATTCATCAGATACAATAAAATGAATATTAGTTTTGATTTTGTGTTTAATTGTTAAATCAATAGCTCTCCTCCAATGTGATTCTAAATGTGGGTGGCAGGTTATTGCCAGTCCACCACAATGTTTATTAGTTAATTCACATGCAGAATCATCAACCAATACTCCATTCGTAGTATAATTCGGGACTATATTCAAATTTTTAAGTGCCTCACACGCTGACCAAAATTCGGGATGTTCTAGACTTTCTTGCTGCCCACCAATCGCCACTTGAAATGGTCTTTGATTGTCTGTCATGTTTCCGAAGTATTTATTAATTTTTTTAACAATACCCGGATAATGTTTACCTTTTGGATTTCCTTTAGCGTAGCAAAAACTACATTTTCCAGTTTCACATTTATTTCCAAAACTTAAATCCAAGAACTCCGGGTATTCCAACTCAGTAATTGGCTTCTTGGCATCCAATGGAATTCTTAACGTCTTCCCATTGAGAAACACCGCAGAATAATTTGCTTCTTTTTCAACTCGTTTACGAATTTTGTCTTTCATATGGATGAGTATATTGATTATCTATTGGATGTCAATAATTTTATCTGCACCATTGACATTTTCCATTCTTCAACTCTCTACCACATTTCATACACGTCCACATGGCAGCAATCATTAATTTTATGACTTTATCCATCATGATTGGCCTCGATATTAAACAACGACGTTAAACTGGATAATAGTTTAGCAGTTGTTGCTCCGATTGGGTTATTAATATCTTTACACTTCACCAATAAGCGGATACTACGATAATCATCATAATCATGGTCTTTTACCCATTCCTCATATGATTTACCACTATCACCATAATCATTATTCTTGAAATGTTCCAAATCAATTTCAACGGTAAATAAATCCTCACAGGTATATTTACTATCACCAACTTTAAGAATGCCATTGATAATTTCTTTAACGGATGAAACTGTATTTTCATCGGCAGCGACATAAATCTCGGTGCTGCTGTTCGTTATAAGGTCGACGAAACTGTGAATTTTAATTGTATAAGAATCTTGTAGTATATTTTTCATATTTTTAATAGTTACTGCTTTCTTCGATGGTAAATAATCCGGTTAAATCTGATAAAACCTCGGCAGTTTGCTTTCCAAGTTTACTGGTTGGGTCGGTGCATTTAACCAATAAGGAAACACCCCGTCCATAATCATTCTCTTCGTTTTTTTTGAAGAATTCTTTAGGAGTTAGTTTTTTAGATTTATCATTTTCAGTATATTCGTCTTCCTCTTCATAATCCTCGCCACCATAATCATCATAATATTTTTGATAGTCAATTTCAACGGTGAATAAGTCGTCACAAGTCAAATCACTCTTTGCCAAGGCAAGAATATTATTGATAATTTCTTTTACGGCTTTTACGGTTTTATCACCGGCAGCAACATAAATTTCAGTGCTACTATTAGTTATTAAATCCACAAATGAGTGGATGGTTAGGACGTATTTATTTTTTAATGTATTCATATTTTTTATTTATAGTTTACTTCAAATTTTAAAATTCTATCGGCAATTTTTGCTAATAACTCAGGTGCTTCCGAGGAGATATTATCATCTTGACAAATTGCTTCTCCGCTATAGGTGTTATGTTCTGCAAAGAATTCCATAATAGCATCATATAATA